GTGCGCCTGTCGTAAAGAGACCACGCCTAACCCTGGGCAACCTCAGGAACCCCTTGCTTTCCCGCGTGATCACCTGTCGCGTATGCGCCACGCCATGCCCTCACATTACCTCCAGGCCCGCAACGATCACCAGGGATCACCAGGACGCGTGACACAGGGTCGACACGGCCGCTTTTCCCCCTGGATTCGCACCGGATCACCATGCGTTAGATAGTCCATCTGATGCAATCCGTTAATAATCAAGCACTTGCGATGCGATCGGCTCGCGTGCTGTCGATCTGCGCTCCTTGCCTGCCTGCCAAGTACCCCCCGTGCTCTGCCTGAACCCGCTTCAAAAAAGCCGGTAAAGGCTCTCGCGTTGTTGTTGTTGTTGAGCCTATTCAGTGGGTGTCTTCCGCCCAAAACACAGCCCCCCCTAAGGCCCCCCGCCGGTCCCCAAAGTACCCCGACCCCATTTTCCTCAAGTACCCCCCGTACCCCCGGGGGTGCCCAAAGTTGTACAAGAATCTCAACTCCGACCCCCGCCTCATCATGAAGAACGTCCACAAGTACCTGGCCCACCCATGGGGCCGCGAGGTGTGGTTCACCCAGGACGACAAGGCCCTCGAGGCGCTCGGCAAGAAGTTCGACCTCAACCTCAAGGGCCGCGAAGAATCCCTCGGCCTCTGTTGGGGCACCGCCTTCGACGTGATCGTCATCTGGGTGCGCCCTGGTGCCGGGGTGGATGTGCTCGTCCATGAGTGCTGCCACGCAGCCCTGGACATCATCGACTACGCAGGCTTCAACCCTGCAGCCGCCAACGGCGAACCCATGTGCTACTCGCTCCAGAGAATGGTTGCGCAGTTCACTCCCCATCTCCTCCCCCCTCAGAACTCCTAAGTGCCCTCGGGGCACACGTCCCCTATGGCACTCGAAACAGGCACCTACATCTCCGATCTCGTAGCGACCAACCCGGTCGGCTCGGATCCCATCGCATACGCCGATGACCACCTCCGACTGCTCAAGTCGACCATCAAGAACACCTTCCCGAACGTCAAGGGAGTGGTGACCGCTACCCACGAGAACCTGAGTAACGGAACCCCCGTTGGCCTCATCTCGATGTGGTGCAACCTGTCGAGCGGCTCGATCCCCGCAGGTTGGGCCTTGTGTAACGGCCAGGTGGTCCCCCGCTCGGATGGCTCGGGCAACATCGGGACCCCGGATCTCCGGGACCGCTTCATCGTCGGTACTGGTGGGTCGTATCCGGTAGGGAACACCGGGGGCGCTGCCCTCAACTACCTCTCGACCGCACAGCTTCCCCCGCACGCCCACGATGCGGCCATGGACTCCCAAGGGTCCCACGCACACACCGGAAACACCGGTTGGGTCGGTGACCACACCCACTCGCTGCAGAACCTCGGCTCGGTCCAGGCAGGCGGCGACAACGGTGGTGCGAATGTCTCGGTAGGTACGGGCTACTCCTCGGGCCGCTACCAGTCGCCCACGAACCCCGCAGGCGGTCACGCCCACGACTTCGTCACGAATCCCTCGGGTGCGCACACCCACAACGTTTGGACTGGTGTGGTCGGCAACGGTGCGGCTATCGAGAACCGTCCTCCTTACTACGCCCTGGCGTTCATCATGAAGGTGTAAGCCATGGCTATCGAATCCGCTCAGTACATCACGCAACTGGTCGCAGCCAACCCGCTGTCGACTGACTCAGTGTCCCAGGCCGACGACCATCTCCGGATGATCAAGTCCTGCCTGCTGAACACCTTCCCGCACCTGGACTCCCCGGTCACCCTCACGCCGACCCAACTGAACAACCCGGTGCCCCAAGGAGTGATCCTCATGTGGTCCGGTGCGACCACGGCGGTCCCCGCAGGCTACGCGCTCTGTGATGGGACCCAAGGGACCCCGGATCTCCGTGGGCGCTTCGTGGTCGGGGCAGGGGGCGACTATGCGGTCTCCGCTGTAGGTGGCTCGGCTACCTCGGGCTTCGGCGGTGCTCACACGCACACCGAGAACCAGACCACGGCCAACCTCCAGAGCACCTCGCTCCAGGTGGCCGCAGGCGTGGACCCGGCGACGACCGCGGTCTCCGCTGTGACTCCCCAGGGGCACGTCCACACGATCAACCAGGTGGGCGATCACACGCACTCCTGTCTCCCTCCGTACCTGGCTCTCGCCTTCATCATGAAACTGTAAATGGCAAACCTCCCGCTTCGCCAATTGGGGGGCGTGGGGGTTATCACCGACGCCAGCCCGTATGACCTGCCGCCCAATGCCTACTCGGCGGCGAACAACGTCATCTTCTCCGAAGGCCGCGTGCAACGCGCTCCAGTCTTCAAGCAACTCTTCAACCCGATCCGCTCGACGCTCTCGTACGATGCGGGCACGGGGACCTTCGATGCCAACTCGGCCCTCTACAACTCTGCGGAAGGCGGTAGCTCTAACGCTTCCCGCTTTGTCGGCAGCTACACCGACCCCATTGCCGGTGAGACAGTGTTCGTGGCCGACAACGATGGAACCATCCGTGCCTACCCTGGCAATGCGATGTCCTTCCAGACCCCGACCTCGGGGCAGGTCACCAACGACAATCCTTGGACGCACGCCCAGGTCGCCGGGGTCTCCATCCTGGCCCGCAAGGGCATGCGCCCGTACGTCCGGAACATCCGCAACGACTCCCTCTACTCCCTCATGGGAGGCGACTGGGTAGCCACGGATACCGCCAGCATCGTTCGGGGCTTCAAGGGCTACCCGATCATGCTCGGGGTCAACAAGAACGGTGTGGACTACCCGACCATGGTCAAGTGGTCGAACCCGCTCCAGTACTCCACGCCGGTCTCCGGATTCCAGTGGGACCCCGCGAACGCGAACTTCCTGGCCGGTGAGAATGTCATCGGTGACATGAAGACCCCGATCCGCGATGGCCTGGCCCTTGGCGAAGCCTTCGTCATCTACTCCCAGAACCAGTTGTGGCTCATGGAGTACTCGGGGGACATGAACGTGTTCAACTTCCGCCGCCTGCCCTTCGAGGGCGGGATCCTCAACGCCAACTGCGTTGTCGAGGTGGAGTCCAAGCACTTCGTCTTCGGCTCCGAGGACATCTACGTCCACGACGGCATCAGCCGCCAGTCGATTGCCGATGGCCGCGTCCGTCGCCGGATCTTCAACACCCTGGACCGCAACAAGCAGACCGCGTGCTTCGTGGCTCACGACTCCGTGTCGAAGCTGCTGCACTTCTGCTACGCGACCCTGCAGGACGAAGCCTCGTTCGCCGGGACGCAATTCTGCAACCAGGCCGCGACGTACAACTACAAGTCCGACACCTGGTCCTTCATGGACCTCCCGAACATCGTCGGGGCCACTGAGGCCAACGCCTCCCTGGTCTCCAACTCGTTCCCGTCGGTCACCAACAGCTACACCCTGTACAACTCGTCCTACTCGAGCTTCTCGGGTGGAGGCACGCCGAAGCTGTCCATCATGCTCGGGGTGTTCGACCAGTCCAAGGGCCTCTCGGACTCGTGCGTGTACGCCGTCGACCTCCCAACGGTCGGCCTGGTGAACCTGCCAGCCAACACCGAGACCCTCAAGCCCGCCTACGTGGAGCGCGTGGGGATCTCCCTGGACACCCAGGGCCTGCCGCTGCGTTCGTACAAGACGGTGCAGTGCGCGGTCCCGGAGTCGTTCTTCGACGACAGCACGGGCACGTTCACGTTTGAGTTTGGATCCTCGGACCTCGCGGAGCAGACCCCGAACTACCGCTCCAAGGCGACCTTCAACCCCTCGTCGGACTACAAGCTCGACATGATGGTCTCGGGACGCTACCTGTCCTACAAGGTCAGCACCGCGTCGATCTCCAACTTCCAGCTTTCGGGCATGGACGTTGAGGTCAAGTCCCTCTCCAAGAGGTAACCGTGCAGTTTTCCACACCACTTCAGAACTACGTCCGCGCAGCACAGCCCCCACTCAAGGGATCCGAGGCCCAATGGCTTCAGGAGGAGCTGAAAAAGCTCGAGCGATCGGTCGCCGCAATCAACGCGGCACTGACGCAACTGGCAGCGCGGGTCGCGTAACCCCATTTCAATCGAGAGAGCAATGAAAAACTTCATGCGAATCGCGACCGGTCTCGACACCGTGCCGCTGAACCTCGCCATCCAACGCCGTCCGGAAATCTGGAAGGCCGACACGTACCTCCGCGACTACCCCCAGGGGCCGTTCGGGGAGATCGAGTCGGTCATCCTCCGCTTCCCGCCGCGCACCGTGCATGAGACCGAGGAGGCCCTGGCGAAACACCTGGCCAACTTCGATCAGCACGAATGCGTCGACCAGGAGGTCTACAAGGCCCTTCCGGAAGCGCGTTCCATCGTCATGGGCCTCATGGCCCGCGTGGCCGGTGAGCGCCTCGGGCGAGTGATCATCAACAAGATCGCCCCCGGTGGCCGCATCTTCCCGCACGCCGATACCCCGGCGCATGCCCAGTACTGGGACCGCTTCCATGTGGTGCTCCAAAGCGCCCCGGGGGTGTACTTCCGCACGGGCGACGAGGACGTGTACATGGCCCCAGGCGAGACCTGGTGGTTCCAGAACGCCGAAGAGCATGAAGTGATCAACAACTCCCCCTGCGACCGCATCCACATGGTCGTGGACATTCGGACATCCAAGCCGTGATTACCTATTCAGTAGAGAAGTGGCGGGACATCGTGTCTGAAATGGAGGCCTTGTGGCCCGCTCATTGGCAAGAGGTCGCTCTCGACCACGACACCATTAAGCTGGCCCCGGATTATCGGCAGTACGAAGCATTCTGTGATGCAGGTGCGCTACACATCGTCACGGCCCGCGAGGCCGGAAAGATCGTCGGCTACCACATCAGCATCGTACGGCCCCACCTCCATTACATGCACGACCTCCACGGCTTTACTGACGTCTACTACATCTCCCCGGAGCACCGGAAGGGGTGGGTTGGCGTAAAGCTCTTCAAGTACGTGGAGAAGACCCTCAAGGCCCGTGGGGTCAAGAAGATCTTCTCCGGGACCAAGTTGCACCTCGACATGGGACCGATCTTTGAGCGGATGGGTTGGCGGGAGACCGAGCGCCTCTTTTCCAAGGTCCTATGATCAAAACTCTCCTCAAGATCCTCGCCCCCGCGATCTTCATGCGCTCGCATGTAGCGGCGGCAACCGTGGGTGCAGCAGCAGTCGGCGCAATCGGCTCCGGCATGGCCGCGAGCACCGCAGCAGATGGCCAGAAGGCCGCAGCCGAAGCCGCCAACAGTCCGTGGAAGGCCGCGCAGCCTTACATCTCTGGCGAGTTCCAGGGTGCCCAGGATGCGCTCCACAGCGCCCTCGGCATGGGCACGTACAGCGGCCCCCGCGTAGCCGGTCTGAACCCCTACCAGACCCAAGGTGCGGACCAGACCGCAGCCTACGCGAACGGCAACGGCATCAACACGGCCAACCAGTTCTACAACACTGGCATGGGCCTGTCGCAGACCGGCTCGCAGTACGGCACCAACGCCCAAGGTCTCTTGACCGCCGCGCAGCAGGACCCGACCCAAGGGTTCATGAACTACGCCAACGGCCTCGCGAACAGCGATATGGCCACGCAGATGATCGACGCAGCCAACCGTGACGCCTCGCGGAATCTCAACGAGTCGCAGCTTCCCTCGCTGGCCATGTCGGCGGCAGGCAGCGGCAACACGGACTCCACGCGTACCGGGGTGACCCAAGCGATCCTCCAGCGCAACGCGTCGGAGCAGATGGCTGACACCGCCGCGAACATCCGAAGCTCCCTGTTCAACACAGGTCTCCAGACGGCCCAGTCGCAGTACAACGCGAACTCCGACCGTGCCCTCAACGCGAACCAGCAGATCGGCAACGCGTACCAGCTTGGCTCCTCGGCGCTCCTCAACGGACAGCAGGCGAACGGCAACAACTTCGACCAACTGAACGCTGCGGGCGGTCTGTACCAGGGCCAGCAGCAGAACGAGTACAGCGCGGCGCAGCAGCAGTTCCAAGAGCAGCAGTCGACCCCGATGAACCTCTACGGTCAGTACATGAACGTGATCAACGGGAAGTGGGGCGGTCAACCGGTCAACCCGGTCGGTCCCTCGGTGGCTGCAGCGGGTCTCCAAGGTGCTGCGGGTGCTGGCCTCATGGGCTACGGCATCGCATCGAAGCTCGGAGGCTACGACGGAAACACGACCAACTTCAACAACAGCGGCTTCACGATGCCTGGCGGCAACGACTACACCAACACGGCCACCACGGCCATGAACGCAAACCAGGCCCCCGCAGGCCTCAGCGCGTTCGGCTACTAAGGAGGCCCGATGGCTTACTCGTTTGACATGCCCTCGGGCATCGACCCGCGTGATGATGGGTCTCACAGCCTCCCGGCGTACCTGGGGCAGGCACTGCAGTTCTATGGGACCGACAAGTCCACGGACCTGCCGTACTACCTCAGTTACCCGATGAACAACCAGCAGGGCCAGTCCATGTTCGGTGGCGGCGCTCCGATGCAGTCGCCGGTGGCCCAGGCCATGGCTCCGGAA